CAGAAAAATTTGAAAAAGGGGGAGACCCCACAGGTGTGTGTGGTCCCCTATTCGATGTCGTCCTCGAGGGGGTAGTGGGTGCGCTGCGTAGCGGAAGCATAATAGTACCCTGCCCATGGGTGGGTGACCAGGGTTGGGTGCATTCCTATAGCTGCAGCCTTGGCTTCTCGGGTGATTGGGGACCGTTTCACAGCTGCCTGCCAGCACCGCTTCTCTGCAGCAGACCTCGTTGTATCAGGATGCTGTTTGAAGGTGAAGGGAGGGCTGTGTTCACAGAGGGGCAGGGCGCGGAGAGCCTTCCGCTGTTGCTTGTTGAGCCAGGTGCGGTAGAGGCCCTTGTATGCATCGTCAAGCAGCTGAGACCGTAATCGCTGCTGCTGACTTTTCGTGGGGCGCCACAAACTCTGTGCTTGTATGTAGTCTTCCGCGGCTAATGCAGGCAAGGAGAGGTTCTCGACGCTCCGTGAGGGGAGGGCCACCCTGGGGGAGCCACTCACGTAAGGGTGCTCTTCACCTAACGCCGCTCTCCAGTCAAAATGAAGGTCCACAACAGTTTTCCGTGGGCCAAGTTTTTCCAGGCAGAGCCGGCGCAGCTCACCCCATGTGGAGTATGGTGTGTGGGTAAGGGAATTCAGATGTAGCCAGTTGAGCCTGCTAAGCTCTCTGTGTCTGGGCTCGCGTCTAGCAATTGCCTTTTCATGAAGTTCGGATGTTGGGCAGAGGACCCATATTTGCCACGAAGGTGGCAGCTGCTCAGGGCTGTGGGCCAGCAATGGGATGCGCCAGTCATGTCTGTCTGCGACGGCTTCCCTGTACCAGGCATTCCCAGCATCCCAGTCTTCAGCATCCCGCCATTTGGCCAACTGCTTTTGGTCTGCCTCGACAGGTAAGTCGTCGATGTCTACCCAGCCCATCTCTGCAGCCAGTGTGGTTTTTCCACCGCCAGCTGGGATACAGAAAGCAGTTGGAGAGGACGTCGCTGGGATCTTCTGCCTGTAGGTGCGCCCAAGGATATGCTTGAAGAGGTCTTCAACGACTGTTAGATCTGCACCCCTGCGGACCAGTTCTACGGCATGGTCGGCTGCTGCTGTTGCAAGGCTGTTGAAGTCCAGTGCACTCTGTTTGTACCAATTTCCCATCGTGAGTGTGGCTGTGGCGGCAGCAAGGGGTTTTGCTAACCGCCCACGTTCATTTTGCCACTGCAGGAATTCGTGCCGTCGTTTGCCCACCATCTGTTTGCTTGGGTTGAAATGCCATCCGCCTTGGACGTGCAGCATGTAGTAGACGACTAAGTCCTTGAAGCTATGGTGGAGGGCATCTTCATCATCGCCGCAGTAGAACTTTCGGATTGGGGGCCGGCACCCCAGAACGAGCATCTGCCGTTCAACGGTACGGGCATAGGCAGCGTGGAGCATGGTGTTGTCGCGCGCTGTGTTCCTGTGGCCGCTCCAGAGTCCCGACCAGGAACGCTCTGCAGTCGCACCTGGGTGTACTACGAAGCCCCGGTGCCTCAGCCTGGCGAGGTGGAGTGCGAGGATGATTTTTCCGAGATCACCCCCGCGCCCACTCTTCCTTGCCTCAAGCAGGGCTTGTGCCAGCGCCAGGTCCACA